AATGTTTTCGGAAATGACTCCGAAGCGCACGTATTCGATTATCTGCTGGAAAAGATGGCGTTCAAATTGCGCCATTTCGCGGAATGCGTCGGCTTGTTGGCGGACTATGAAAATGGTGTGCTAGACGCTTACCGCTGCAATGGGAAAGTCGGAATGTTGAAGCTGGGCATTGAGCCGAGTAATGAAGCCTATGGCCCAAAGAACGTGGTCAAGGATTACATCCCGACGGAGAAAGCAGTAGAGAAAGCGCCCGCTCCCACTCCCGATATTCCGCGCAAGCTCAAGCCAGCCGAGTTCAACGCCAAGCATGGCTTGGATTCGTCAAAAGTATTCGACGACGATATAGCGTTCTAACCACTCACTCGCGCCACGGAGGGCGCTTACCGGAGACCTGAAATGAATCTGAATCTGAATCTAGCCATCGGCGAACTCCAGCGCAGTCTGGATCAGCACGCTCACAACGCACCGCTGCATGATTTGATGGGCGATGAGGCGCAGGCGCATCTGTGTAGAAAAGTGGCTGAGCAATGCAAAAAGGCGATCATGGTATTGGACATGACTGGGCAGAAAATCAACGAATGGGAGGATTATTGACGTGAAGCGATTTGAATTTAGGATTGACCATCCCGGCGAAATGGAGGCGGGTCAATCGCCCTATACAGACCACGTAACCGTCATTGTCGCCGAGGATGACAGCGAGGGGTTTGATGATTTTCTCAAGGAAATTTTAGAGGAATGGTACGCCGGGGCTAAGGTTTTCCTCATGCAAGAGGATAAAAAGCTGTGACCTCTAATTGCGACCTGCTGGTAGAGGCGCTCTACCAGGTTTTCACCACCCCACTGCTGTTCCCGCAAGCGGAGCAGGAGCGTTATTACGAGTCCTTGTGCCGGCTGGGCTATGCCGAGATCGCGGCCCAGGGCCATGCCAGCGGATACCGCATAACCCCAGACGGCCACGCCGTCGCCCGCGCCCGCTGGGGCCACACGCAAAGCCCATGACCCCGCTGCTGACCCTCCCCCAGGCCGCCAGCCAGTTGCAGGTCTCCGCCCGCACGCTCCGGCGGCTGGTGCGGATTGATCCGGCAGATTTGGCCGCGCTGATCCATACTCATCGGGCGCGACCGGCGCAACCGGCTGATCGTTCGCCCGTTTCTCGATACTCGGATGATCCTGGAAAGATCAGCAGGATGCCAATCCATCTAATCCAATCAACCACTTAACCGCGTCCGGTCGCGCGGGAAGGGTCAGGAAAGGGCACAACGCGCCCGCCGTAGTAAGGAGCGCCGCACGGAAGCGGGCACACGAAAAATATTTCATCACCCCTATTGACACACTTACGAAAGCAGGCTAGTATTAACACCATCAAGAGCGGCATGGGGCGGCATGAAGGAGATGAAGATGGAAATTATTGTTACCGAAGACGCCGCCTACGTGGCGGACAACGATGGCCAGAACGTGGCCGACATCGCCTTTATCGGCGGGTTGGCGACGATGATGTTTGGCGGCGGCGAAGGGATCGCCGCGCAACAGGCCGACCTGGCATCCCGGCAGGATGCCGAGCTGCGGGAGCAGGCCGTGGCGGCGCTGGCGAATGACTACTGCCCGCCGCACCTGGAGGCGGACAAGAAGGCCATGCAGGCCGCGATCCGGGCTGACCGGAATACGGCTGGCCCGATCTGCGAAGCCCACTTCGCGGAACGATGGAAATGGGCGCGAGAAATCGCCCCCTCCCTCCCTGTGGTTCGGAAATGACCCACCCCGCCGCCGCTCTCCGGGCCATGCGCCCGGTGAAGTCCTACACCTGCGCCCATTGCGGGCGCGGATTTACCGCCTCGGATGCACGGGCGCGGTATTGTTCTAACCGGTGCCGCCAAGCCGCGAAGTACGCGCGATTAAGTCAACGCAAGGACTAGTTCTCCGTAAGTAGCGGATGAGGATACCCGAATCCCATCCGCTACAACGCTATTGCCATGGACGGTCACTGTAGAGGTCTTGCGGACTACGGTAATTGTGCGCCCTGTCCAGTCTAGCGGAACAGTCAGACGCAAAAACGCAACGATCTGGTGGAAATCGGCCATCAGGATAATAGCGTTTCCATCCTGATACCACGCGCAACACGTGGCGCTGGAATTGGCACTCGCATCCCAAAACGCCCTAAAGGCTACAGACTCATAATAAGAACCGGCTGGCTGGGAGGTGACTGTGACGGCCTTGGGATATTGCTTGCGAATGGAAGATAAAAAACAGGCTTCGCTGATGAGCGTCGCACGGGTAGCAGGTACGCCGATAGATCGTACTGGGCTATAACCAAGCATCAATCCGTGCTGTTTTGTGCCCCCGCTATTCTTGACGATCTGCGCCATCCGATCCGGAGGATTATTGGCGTCCGTAAAATTGGCGGTTGCAATATGGATTTCTGCGAAAGTACCGGAAATATTCTCAGTCGCCTGGAACTGCCAGGTTTTAATCCCGTTTGTGATGCCGCTAACACGCGGGATGTATTGCCATAGCGTCTCTCCACTCCCCAACGGCAAAGCAGTCGCTTGAGTCACTCCGAAATAACCGAGGGTGACCGCGTTGGTAAAATAGACGCCATCCGTGATGGTGCAACTCCCATTGGCGGCAAAGGCATAGGTCACTGTCCGCCGCACATCCGTAGCAATGGAATTGTGATTTAAATCTGGCTGGACACTACTCCCGACTTGCGATTGTACGTAAGCCAATACCGACGCCGGATTGCAAATAGAGTAACTATTGACAATGTGAACGCTATTCGCAGCAGCATCCCCATCATCAGCCATAGCTGTTTTGCCATCTAAATAGACCGTTGCCGTTTGTCCCTGTAGCGCTGGCGTTAATTGCGTTAGGGAACTGGCAGAAACCGTCATGGTATCGGTATGCGTGGCATTGGCAACATGCAACAAAGTATTGCTCCCCAGGCTGGTCAAAAAAGACCAGGCTGGATAGCTGCTTTGATTGGCCGAGAGCAACCACACGCTATTGCTATCCACGATTTTGAGAATAGTCCAGACCGCACTACCGTCCGACCATGTTGAGCCAACATCCTCCACGGTTTTACCATGCGAAGTCACTGTAGCCAGGATCACAAAATTAGCGCCGTGATTCGCGCCAATATAAGTCCCATTGTAATAGAGTGGAGCAGCATCATCGGTAGAAACTGCCATTGCAGTCCCGCTGCTAAATGCCGTAATAACGCTATCAATGGTATTGGAAACTTTGCGCGTCTCAGTGATATTGACGGTTGAATTGACGTTTGAGGCTAGACTGACTTTGTTGACAATATCGTAAGACGTACTCAATGCGCCACGGATATAAACATCGTTACCTAATTTAGTAACATGTACCGGCCAATCAGGGGTTAAGATTCCAGACTCCTCTTCCGTAGTTTGGCTGGGCAACGAGGTCGTTTTCAGTACCGCATGGCCGCGCGGGGAATAAGGCTGATAAGCAGTGGGCGTACTCCCTACTTCAACTTGAATGGTTGCCTGCACCCGGTTAAAATCGTCGGTAGTATGTGCGGAAAAAGCAGCCATTAAGCCTACAAAAGCAATGGCGGAACCGGCTGGAATAGTGAAAACGACTTGATTCACCCCAGTCCAGACAATCGACGTGGGCGGATTTTCCATCCCAGTCGTTCCGCCATATGTATGGTCAATGCCTAAATAGTTTTTGCTGGAATCTTTGCAATAAAGGATTGGGGTAAATCCTAGAGGATCGCCCATAGTAACGCAATAAGTGGTATTGGCAACCACCTTAAAATAGCCAAATGCCATGCCATTAGCATAAGCTCCAAACTTGCCACTGGCATAATTGATTAAGTAACCATCTATCGAATCGTAGCCTGAAAATAAATTGCGTTGCGCTGTATAATCAAAAGCATCTATGAGTGGATCAAGATAGGTTGAATCATAAATTCCAGAGTACACATTAAAGTCACCAGGGTCAGACCCCAAAGCCATTTGAGTATTATTTTTAATCCGATTAAATTCATCCGTACTATGTGAGGCATAAGGATAAATAAGCAACACGGCAATAAAAGCAATGTCAGACCCGCTAGGAACTGTGAATGTTAATCGCCGATACCCAGATGAATAGGCATCAGAGGCTACAACATTCATTCCGCTAATCACCGGATTGCCAGAAATCAGTGCATCCATTCCTAAATAGGTTCCCTGCCTATCCCAACACCAAACATGCGGATAAATTCCTTTTTCTCTGAATACTTGAGTAATGGTATACGTTGTATTTTCGATAACTGGGATATGGCCAGAAATCGCGCAAGTAGCAAAAGATGACTTAGTACCAGTTGTATAATTATATAAATAGCCATCTTCGGCTAAAGTGGGATCATAAAGATTGGCGGCAGAAACAAATCCCAATTCTACCAGCTTATCGGCTTGAGTCTGCACAAAAGCCGAAGCTGGATACGTGGCAATCAGTGTCGAGCTACCGGAATTAACCCGACGATATTCATACGCCGCAATATCGCCACTGCCCTGCACTTTAAAAGCTTCGCCATCAGCCACCGCTGCGCGCCCGGTCGGCTCATCGACATAGACCGCTGCGCCAATCAGTGCAATATCGCCATCAATGAAAGCCTGTACATCCGCCAGTGCCTGATTCGCATCCGCCACTAAATCCGTCAGTGTAGGCTTGCTGACACTGAGTCGATTGGTATACGTCGCGTCTGTGCTATTAACAAACCGATCCAATGCTTCGGCATTGTCATAAAGGTCACGCGGATCAGCACTGCCCAGCGGGTTGCCCGTGGTGTAAGTCATGATTCAAATCCTTAACTGGGCGAATGATCGTCATCCGCGTAAACATTGGCGTCATAATGGACGGCGGTCACATCGACCGTATCGCCATTCGGAGTAATCTCAGTCACTAAAACCGGATAGCACCAGCGAGTATTGAGTCCAAACAATAAATGGGTAGGCTCAATCACGCCAGTGACTACCGGCGTAAAATCCAGAGCGGCAATACTCAAATGGGTATCGTCAATGCGAGTTGCAGTATGCGGGCCAGAGAGTAAGCCATCCGATTTTCGCAAAGCGACCACGTGCGTCCCGGTTTCCGCCCATGTTAGTTTTTCCGACGATTCCAGAATCACCTGGTCAGACTCTTCAATGTAAGAGATCAGTAGCGCCGATTGACCATAGCCCGGTATATCATCCGCCACCGCGCAATAACTCAGGTAGCGTGAATTGAGCGCGTCCAACTCGGTACTGAACTCATAGGATTTGCGCCGATAATATTGAATACGCCGCTGGCGCATACCCAATCGCCATGCGCGAGTCCGGTCGGTAACGCCTTTCAAGGTCTGGGTATCCACGCGAGTTCCGGTATCGCCGGGCAACCGACATTCTACCGTTTCCTCTTTCCAAGTGGTTGCGTTTGTGTACTCAATATTGACGCCATTGTAATCATCAGGATCATAAGCGGTAAATTTACGCTTTAAAATCCCTGTCATATTCTGTGGTGTGTATAAATGCTCAAACGTACTGCGTGCTACATCCCGCGCTGGTCGGATTTGCCCGTTATCTATCGTGAGCGTAGCAAATCCGGCGTTGAGGCATTGGATCAATTCTTTTTTAACAGTCGTTTGATCGACAATGGCATAGTCATAAACATCGCCGCGCGTCGTCCAAATCGACGCCATAGCCGTTAATTCCGTTTCGTTAATATCGCCCGCCGCATAGCCAATATCGGTACAGACATAGCGCACCCAGGCATCAATCGCGCGCGTAGCAGTCCCGCCGAGTTTGCGCGTGGCAATGACATTGATTTTCTGGTCGCTCAGCCCAGAGATTTTTTCAGCATCATTGACTGTAATGGCTATTGTAGTGACACCGGCATAACTGGATGGCGCAGCTAAGAGACTTCGCAAGCCGTACCATTCCAACTTATCCAGCGTATCAGTTTCCGTACTTTCCGCGCCAATCCGCCGCATCCGTACATCGACTGCTGTCTGTGGTGTGCCAAACGCAATCGAATACGTCCAGCCTAGTTGATCGCGGGTCGCGTGATTGACGGCGTAGTTAATCGCAGTCCATGATCCACCATTGGATCGCCATTGCAATTCAAACGAGCGAGTGATTGAACTGAGATCGCCTTCATCCGAGACGTGGGCCAAACCGTTCGGCGCAAAAATATCGAACTCCAGTAGCGATGTGATTTCACTCGCTGGCGTAGCGCGGAACGGCCCCAGCCAGCCCCCAATCACTTGTTGCGGGTCAAGCCGAATAGAAACTGCTGCGCTAGTGATGTCCAGTGCGAAGCCAGCCCAATCCGAATCCGTAGTGCCATCCGGCGTCAACCGTTGAAACTCCCAACCCACCACGCCGGTACTCAAATCGGGCAAGACGCCAGTAATCAGCGACGTAATCTCATACGCAGTTTCTTCATATTCGCTATACGTGGTTGAGCCACCGCCCGGCAATCCCGTGGGATAAGTCACAATCCGAATTTTCTGCACATCTACGCCGGTAAACGTGCCGACCGTCATGGATCCTGCCAGCATCCACCCGCTGTTAATGATCGGCTCGCCATCATCATAGCCGGTGGTTTGCTGTACCCAGCGATCTAGCGTGATTTCGTCATAAGAGCGCGTGACTGTGCCGGTAACAGATACCGGCGATGATCCCATGAGCGTCTCGAAATAGCCGGCCAATGATAACGCAACGCCGCTATAAGGCGAATCCTCGGTAAAGACAATCTTCCCGCTACTGCTGGAAGCGGTCACTCCGGCAATCTGGCTATTGATTTCAGCGACCAAAGCAGCAAGATCGGAAAACGCATCACTGAGCGTTACCGGATACGAATTGATTGCAAACGTAATCGTCTCGCCGGAAAAATCCAATGGCGCGACTTTGGTAGCGGTAATAGTTGACGCCGTGCCAGAATCAGAAACCGAAGAGGTCAGACTATAAATACGATAGCGCCCTTCATTGGCGCTGCCAATAATACGGATGACATCATTGACCGCTAGTCCCAAATCGCCGAAGGAGCCTCGTACCAGATCACGTGATGGCTCAAACCAAAGACCGCCACCATCGACCACTTCGATGGTGCGGATGCGCGTGGTGATGTAGACGGTATAGCCGACTTCCCAATCTTGCGGAACAGCGCCCGCGCCGGGCGGAATCGTAATGGCATCGCCATCCAAGCGATAAAGTAACGCAGTAGCGCGAGCCGTCGCGGAACCGACTGTTCCCGCCGTCAGTGTCAAGCCTGAGGAGCTGGTGGTGCTCCCAACTTCGGGCGAGTTATACCAGTTGCGATGTGCCAGATGGCCCGTGACCGTTGCCCCCGGCGCAAAGACTGAATAAGTTATCGCGGCTCCCAGGGTCGTAATATCCGTTTCGCCAATCCGAATACTCTCGATAGCATATTCGCCCACGCCCAGGCATAGCATTAAATCCAAAGCTGCTACGGTCGGCGAAGTGAAATAACGCCGGCGCTGACAGAGATAATCCGGGAATGTTTTATAGCGCCCGGCAATCTCCGGGATAATGCCATTGAGGCGCGGCTGATTGGCCGTTAAGTCTGCTACATCAAGCGTTTGACCCGACGTGCTCTTCCCGGTCGAAATGGAGGGCGTCAGGAAATAGGCGACAGCTAGAGAGCCGACAAACAGCGCGCCCAATACCCACAAGGAGACGCCCGCCGCGCCGGGTAACGGGCGCATATCAATCACGCCAGCGACCGGCTGATGCCAGCACGTGGGCGGAAAGAGTTGGCCGTTGAGCCATGCCGCAATCGGTTGCTCCGGGCCAGGTCGATAGCTAGGACAATGGTGCACCAGCCACTGCTGGAGGGATTCACCGGGAGCCAGCCGATGCCGTTCTACCGGCTCTCCAGGGAGCAAGGACGGGTAGATATTAAGCGGCGTCATAGTAGCGTACCTCGCCATGCCGAGCCTCAAAATCAGCCCTGTAGCGCCAGCGTGGGCCGGTTTTGCGAGTAGTGTCCATGACCGCCAAGCGTCCCTCTATTTCGATCACCATCCCGACGTGCCGACACCAGCCACCGCGCCAGACCACGGCCAAGGCCCCGGCGCGAGGCGCGCATTCCACCCATCCCGCCAGCAGCATTTGGCTGGTAGCCTGCGTCATCGCGGGTGCATCGCCCGGCGCTACCGCGTCGTAAGCCGGTAGCCAGTCGCCCCGCAGCGCCCGGCGCAACTGGCGGGCTAATCCCCAGCAGTCCACTCCCGCCGAATCGCGGCCATAGGGCACATAGGGACAGGCCAGCCAGGCATGGATCACGTCCAATAGCGCAACCCCGGCGCAAACGTCGCGGTATAAAAGCGGCGCGGCCATGCGGTATTGATGAGATCGAAAAACGCGGCATTGACGGTCAACACCGTGCCCTCCATCACGCCATCCCGCACTACCAGTTGCAAGGGCGGCTCAGCGGGCGCGGTCAAGTCCGTAGACAGATAATGGCGAAACGTCATCAGGATACGCGTACCAGCGGCCAAAGCGGCATCAATCAAGGTTTGCGCTTCGCCGGTGACGTTATCAATGGCGAAGCTTAAAACCTGCGTGCCCGCCGTATCCCGTTTGGGTAGCGCGATTTGAATGCCCGCTGCGATAAAAGTCAGCGTCCGCGCGTCTTCCGTGATGCAGGTTTTATTATCATAGCCGTTGCACAATAGAATCGCACTCGCCCAGGCGGTGCTGGTGATTTCCAGGGTAGGAATCACTACCTCATTACCGCCCGACGCAAAGACGCGCTCAAGAATCGTCATGGCAATTCCCGATTGACGGCGTAATCAATCACGTCTGCGTACTGAACAAAGAGCGGGACAATCGCCCATTCAGCGGCATAAACCGGCCTGACTAACAATTCCAGTTCAGCAGAGAATTTCCAATGATTCTTGCCAATCCACTCCGGCCCGGAGTAAATATCGGTAAAGCGGGCGTCATAAGTCAGCAATCCTTCGGGCGTCTTTAGCGATAAATCAAACCACTCCGCGCCATCATTCAACGTCGTTCTAAACCACAACTCAAAGACGCGCGCTTCACCGGGATCAAATATCCAACTGACAGAAACAACCGTGGGCGTACTGGTAAAGCGCCGTCGTTGCCTTGCGCGCCCGCTAGTCAACTCAGTACGAACTAGCGGCGAAACGGGCGTAAAGCCATAGCCCTCAATCAACGGCAAGCGAATGGTACTGGGATAATGCAATGCGGCCATTAGTAGCCCCGCCGTTGAAGTCCAAATGAGCGCTGGATTGCTTTACTGCGCGGGCCATCGCCCATCAAATCAGCGACAAATACATCCAATTCGCGTCGGCCATTGGTTTGCCGTTCCTCGGTTTTGCCGGCCTTTTTGGTGCTTTCAATCAGGTTGACCGTGATATTACCGCCGCCCAGTTTGTCATTGGGGATGATCGCGCCACTGGTATTGGGCACAAACAATTCCGCGCCGCGCTCACCCACCAGATACGGCGTACTCCCCATGACTGGCCCACCGGATGCCCTACCAGTGAGTGCCGTCACTAACAAACCAGTGCCTCCAGTGCTGATGCCAAAAACAGAAGTAATCGCCTTATAAACTAACCATTCTGCTACCATTTGTGCAAGCGCGTTAATCACCGACCGCGCCATGGATTCCGCCATTGTCTTCATTGCATCGCCAAAACTTTCAGCATCAAAGATCATGCTTTCAAACGCATTGCCAAAACTCTGGGTAAAGTTTTCGGCGGTATTGCTCAAAAACTCATTGACATCTTCGATATTGACTTTGGCGGATTCTGACCAGGTTTTCCAGTAGTCTTTTTCCTTAAACTCTTCCATTTGCTTAACCAAATTTTGATTAAGCCGGGTCATTAAATCCGCGCGCTCTTGATCAGTTATTTCTGTCGCTTCCAGGATGGCCTTTTTGCGACGTTCATAGGATTGTTGAATATCCTCTTCTTCGGTTAATAAGCCTGCATATAGCGCATCGCGGGATTCCTTAATGGCTTTTTGTTTTTCCTCTTCCCGTTTCTTGATATTCTCAATATCTTCATTCAGGATATTTTGAATATTAGTTTTTTCGCGTTCGTAGGTTTCTTGATCAATAAAATTAGCATCTCTCAAGTTGTTGAGTTTCTGCATTTCAATCGCTAATTTTTCCGCAGCCGTCCGCGTCTTTTCATAAATGGCTGCCGCGTCGCTTTTCATTGGCGTATTAAGCACATCCCATGCCTCTTTTACCGCCCGCTGATAAGTATCCTCTGAAATACCGTCTTTACTATTTCTTAGCTTACTGAGTTTATCCAACTCAATCGCTAATTTTTCCGCAGCAGTTCGAGTATTGTCAAAAACTTTTTGGCTTTCTTTAATAACTTCCTGCCGTTGCTTTTCCGCTTCTGTTTTAGCTTTGATTTGCTCAGGCGTTTCCCCGCCTACTGTCTTTTTATCCGCTGGATAAGTGACATCATATTTGGCGACGGGGACACTCATGTTTTTAGCGTTTAAAATAATATTTACAGAGTCAAGCAATTGTTTTTTTGATCTTTCGTTTTCCTCATTTAATAGTTTTATCATTGCTTTAGCGGTTTCAATATCTCCACTTAATAGCGCAGCCGCCGCACTTTTAAACGAAGCCGCAGTTGCTGCGGTTTGTTCTACTGCCGTTGAAAATGTTTTCCATGCAGTTAAAGCGCCTCCGCCAGCTTCTGTCATCCAATTCCCTTCACTTGGCGCTGACGTTGGGTTAAATCCATTTTGGCGATTTTGTGCATCTATCAAATTATTGATTTTTGTAAAAGTCTCCAATGCTTCTGCGGCTTTTCTTGCTTGCTCTGCAAAAAATTCTCCAATCCCTTTTTGACTAAGATTGAGCCAAAACTGATCCCAAGAATCGCTTAAATTGCTAATTGCTCCATCCAATGAGTTCATTCGCCTTTCCGTAGCGCCTGCAAAATTATGATTGCCAATATCCGTAAGACTTTTAATAATTTCCTTTGAGCTATTTCCAATAATTTTAGTCATGCCCTGAAAAGTTATCGTAACCTTATCGCCCATAGTTCTGGCAACAATGCCAAACTCCTGGAGCCGTTCATAGTTATTATTAGAAGCATCAGCAACCGCCTCAATAAACTGTATTAAATCCTTTCTTAGAACTGTAGTAGTATTAGCAAAGCTGCGTAATGTTTTTTCTGACGCATCAAGGCCAAATGCTTTAAGTGCAATAAATGCTTGAGTAACCTCATTGATGGAATAAGGCGTTTGCGCTGCAAACGTTTTTATCCAGGCCATTTCTTTTTGAGCCGACTGACTACTTCCCGTGATCGTTTCCAACGACGCATTTAGCCCATCAAACTCGCGCTGCACGGCAATCAATTTGCCGACTGCTGCTGAAACACTAATTCCGGCAAACATCCCGGCCATGATGTTTTTAACGTCCGCTGCCATGGTAGCGAACTCTTTTTTCATGGACTGAGTCCGCTTTTTAACAATCGCTTCCGCTCGTTTGCTATCGGTTTCAAACGAGCCGGTTTTCATCAGCAAATCAATGATTAAACTAGCAGCGGCCATGAGCTATTTCCTGATACCCAGCGTTTTCAAAGTTTGCAAATCAGAATCCGAAAAATCCTGTTGCCAGGCGGGCGGTTGCAACCAATCCAGTTTTTCCTGCAACGATCCGCCCGCCATGGATTGAGCGACCAAAGCAGCAGGGCGATGATGACGATGGAAATCATCAAAAGGATAAGCCCGATAAAACGTCATCCAATCCGCAAACTCCCTTTGCGTCATGGTCATTTGCAATTCGCCGATGGTTTTACCGAGCGCAAGCGCGAGGATGTGCCAAAACCATCCTTCGCCGCGCTCGGTTATCCGTTTCCCGGCGAATGCCCGTTAATCTCCATCACGACGCCAAACAGGGCGTTGAGCGCCCCGGTCTTGAGCGTCATAGCTTTGTCAGCCGTCAGCGCGCGCGTACCGTCCGCATTGCAAAGACTGGCTGCAATCAGCGTTGCTGCCGCGCCAGCCTTGGCGTCTTCATTGCCATCACTCAGCGCGCTATGAAACCGGATAAATTCAATCGCGGGCAATTCTTTGAACCAAAACGTATAGGATTGCCCGGCAATCGTGACCGCGCGCTCAATCAGATTGGGCGAAACAAACAGCGCATCCGCCAACATATTAACTGGCCCAGGTCGGAGTGACTACGCCAGACCGCTGCAATGTCAACGTACCGCGCACCACTTCATTCGTCGCAATATCCAGCGCCACATCCGCCACATACGCCGAAAACTTAAAGGAAGTGCGGCCCGCTGGCGCTACAAAGGCATTGGCCGCAACGGTAGGATCAGCCGTGCCATCCGACAAGCAGACAATCCACGCTAACGTCTCCCCGGAGGTTTTCAGGTCAAACAAATCCTGATGCGAGGCATCGGTAGGACTCATCACAAAGGGTACGCTGACCTGGCCGGGACTGGCGAGCCCCTGCACGTAAGCGCGATCTACCGTTGCATCGAGACAGGTTACGTCAATCTGATCCGCCGCGCCGCCCAGCCCGGTAATGCCGGTCGGACAAGCCAGTTTGACCAGATCATTGTTGGTGGAGGTCAAAGTATTGATGAAAAACAGTTCAGTGCCTTGCGTTTTGACGCTCATGTTGAATCCTTATCGGGACATAAAATAATCAAACTGTAGCGCAATCCGGTACAGCCGGGTTTCCGGCTCGCGCTGATTCAAAAGAATGCCGGTTACGTGAGAAACCGGCTCTAACGCCGAACGAATCGCCGTTGCCAGCACATCGACTCCGGCGCTGGTCGAATGCCAGCAATCGACCTGCACCACAAACCGATCCATATCGGGCACGGCGGAAAGCTGATTTTCCGGGATTCCATCCACCACAAACCAGGTGATATAGGGCGCGGTCACTTCAGCGGGCGCATCGCCATGCGGATAAATCCGAGTGGATACCAGCGCCGCTACGCCAGAATTACCCGACAGAATGGTATAAATTGGCGGTAACATCAGCGTCGTCCCGTCTTTTTGATCACGCGCGCAATGCGCTGACTCAAATCTGCAATCACCAGATCAATCGTTGGCCGACCCTCCTCCAGAACGGTGGGCCGCAACCAGGGCGTTGCCGGCTGCTGTTCAGTGCCAAACTCCAGATGCGCGCCCGCTTGGCGGGTCGTCACCCGCTGCCCTTTCCGGTTGGGGTATATTTTGCGCTTGATACGCACCAAATACCGCTCACCCTTCACTCCCGGGTCAGGCCTGCCTCGGGTGGCAATCAAAGATGTCAGCAACAGACCCGTAGATTCATCGCCGCGCAGGGCAATGGCGGCAGCCAGCCGGGTTTTCGCCTTATCGCGCAAAAACCGCGCGCCCTTGGCCAGCGCCGCTTTAACCGGGCCGCCGCGCTTAGAAACAATTTCCGGCGGCAAACTTTGCAGCAATCGCAAGGTTTGATCGACGCCAGTCAGCTTAAATTCAATCATAAAACATCCAAGTCGCGCGCCGATCCCGCAGAATCCCCATCTAGCGTACTCTGCAAATCATCATCATCATTTTCATCAGCTAAATACGCAATCAATTGCGCCAGCATCGATTCAATGGCGCACAGCTTGGAATCCATTTGATTGAGTCGTTGCAAGAGCTCATCCATTTTTCACTCCTTCGGTGCACATGACTACCAGTGATTGAGCCAATGTCCGATCCGGCAAAATTGCCTGGATCGTATAAATTAGCCCATTCTCAACGATG